GGAGAACACGCACTGGCCGTCCTCCTTGACGACAGCAACGCCGATGTTCGTCCTGCCGGGGTCGATGCCAAGAATCAGGTCTTGGGTAATATCAGGGGTATCATAGTTCAACTGGATGGTAAACGGGGTAGTGCAAACAACTCGTGCTTTCTTTTCCTTCAGGAGAAGGCGCACATAACAATAGCGAGTTGTCGGCATCAAAGGTTTACCGTCTTTGTTTTGCACATAGACCATCGCCATGTGCGCTCATCTCCTTTCGTAGTAGTGTCTCACCTCCAGAGGAGGCGGTAATGTCTCCCTTACCTCGGCGTATGCTTGGCAGTGCTGCGAGCTGGGAAAACCCGCAGGTGCATCCGTCGCCTCTACCTGAGGGGCTTACATACGTCGCTGTGGCTGTGGCTATTAGACTTTTTGTGGGTTTCCCACATCAAATCTTAAATAGCCCTTATGCAATACAGACAGCACGGTCATCCCAGTATTCGTCCGCACCGATTTTACGTCCGTCGCCGCCAAAGAAAGCGACCCGCTGAGGCTCTGCCTCGTTGACGTAATCGAAACTGAGGCCTACTTCCGCACAAGCACGGAGAGCATCCTCAAGATGCTCCCCATGCCGGCAGGTCCACAGGATAAGGACGGTGCCCTTAGCCTGCTCTGCCTTGGCGCGGTTGATGACGTCCCACTTCGGCTCGACGATGTGAGGGAAGTCCGTGACGAACAACGTACCATCAAAATCGACGGCGATGCAGCGGGGGTAGGGTGGAGTGGCTGCTGCCTGAGCCTCATTGCTTGTGGTCAGGTCAAACGCCATATGCTACCTCCTCCGTTGTTGCCGCAGCGTTCCATGGTGCCTCTCGTGCAGGGGCGGGTAATCTTACCGTCGGGCCATCGAACGGTGGCGCAGCGGCTTATACGCCCACAGGCGGCACAGTATCGAGTACCGATACGGGACACGATACCCTGCTGCTTATCGTCTCTGCTCAGGAGGAAATCGCCGACCTCGATGTCGGGCATGGTCTTGATGTCACTCATCGCTTGCTTCCTCCTCGTTCTCGTCGAAAATCTTGTCATATGCCGCGCTGACGCAGCAGGTGACACAGTCGTCGTCCGTGCAGTTTTCCTCGTTAATCTGCTGGCGGCAGAACTTGGAAAAAAGACACTTGAAGGAGGAAACCTCCTGAGAGGAAAAGTCGTTGTTAGCGTAAATGCTCATTGCTTTTTCTCCTTTCTTTACGATGCCTGCTGGAAGGTGTAGCTCTGACGCCCCCATTCGACGGTGCCGCCAACGTCGTACTTTGCCCATTCCTTATCCATGTGAAGGATTTTCGCCACCTGCTCCTCCAGATTCGTGATGGTCGTCTGGGAAGCACCGGCTTCCTTGGCGTAGAAGGGGATGTCCGACATGGACAGATATACGTCGTGCATGGGGACAAAGGGCATACCCGCAGTCAGTCTGGCAAGGTCCTTTCGGGCCTCGTCAGCATACTTTTTAGGCAGGCCCAGCTTGTTTGCGAGGCCGATAAGCACATTTTCAGGGTGCTCGACCTGCACGCTGGTCAACTTGTCCAACGCCTCGGTCATGTCGATGAACTGTGCATACAGACCGTCCAACGCCTCCTCGAAGGCGGGAACTCCGTCCTTGCCGTTGCTGCTTCTGGTATGCTTGACAGCAATACCGTCAGTGAAGCGAACACAGTTGCCGGCTGGCTTCTGGAAATAGGGTACTGCCGTGGCGCAGCTATTGCCGGTATCAGAGGAAAAGAACTTGACGACCGGCATCATGTTCATAGAATGAACTGAGGTAATGCCGTGTGCGTCCAGTGCATCCTCATAGATAGTCAGCATTTCATCCTGCTTGTCAGGCAGCGCCCACATACATACCGTGGCGCTGTGGCTGTTTTCTCCGCCGAGGAATTCCACCTTGCCGAATCTGTCGTTCAGCTTCCGAATGGTTACTGTCAGAAGCTCGGAGATGGGCATGACGCGGTAGCCGCCGCCGTTATCGGAATGCAGAGCCGCGATGCGTCCATAACGCTCCAGAAGAAGGGTCAGGCTCTTATCCGGCGCCGCACGAAGCCCGTTGTTCAGCACCTCTGCGGAGCAGTAGGGCGTCATACGGGAGAATGCGGAGCCGAACAGCTTCGCGGTGTTATGCAGGGAACCGATGGCGGTGTCGCGCAGCACCCATGCGTTGGGCTCGTTGGTCACAATGAAGTGGGAACCCATGCTGGGGTCAGCGGCTTCCATCGCCGCATCCAGCGTTACCTTGCGGGTCAGCATGGGGTCGTCAGCGATTTTCTGCACCACAATGGGGACCTCAATGGGCTCCAGCGGAACTACGTGGATGCTCTTGGACGGAACACCGGGCAGCCAGCGGCTGTTCTGCTCCATCTCCTGAACTTCCTGCAGAAGCTCGCTCTCCACACTCGTGACAAAGCGGTAGTTGTCCTGCTCTCTGTTGATAGCTCTTTCCATGATTTTTTTCTCCTTTCTTGAGCCGCCTTCCGTCTCAAAACGGTCAGGAAACTTATGCTCACACGAAATTTAAGAGGTAATATATATGAAAAAGACAGTTACTCCACATGAAGGAATAACTGTCTTTTATAAATGATGTGACTTGAAAAACGGAGATAAATCTCCTTATAAAAATATCTTCGTAATTATACTACTATACTACCACGTTTCATTATTTTGTCAATTCCTTTTGCGCGAAAAGAAGCCCCCAAAGGAGCTCCTTTCGAGAACCTGCCCCGTCTCAGACGCGGTGAACGGTGAGTCCTTGCGCCTGAGCGTACCGCAGGGTATATGCTGTGCCTCCGGTATTGCGGACGCAGTGAGCGATGCACACGCTGGAGCAGTCCACAAGATGTCTGTCTCGCGCCAGATACGCCTCCTTGGAAGGGGTAGTGGAGATGCACACCCTCTTATCGTACTTGTGGTATAGCTTCGCGTATGTGAGCCGCTGCTCATACGTCCAGCGGGAATCGAATCCCTCGAACGGATAGACCAAGATAATGCGTATATGAGGATAAGCGGTTTCCTTGAGGCGGAACAGTATCTCGGCAGCAAGGGTGTCGTATCCAATGGCGCCGCCGACACCAAAGAATCTGATGCCTTGGCGTGCAATTAACTCTCTGAGCTTGATTTCTGTTCTTCCGAATACAGAGTCCCGAAAGTCTGGTCGGATAATCCTGTGTCCAGTAAGGCAGCACGTCTGCCGACGAATATCATCCCTCATACACCTTGCCCCCCTGCATTGGTATATTCTTGATTATTATATCGTATATTGCCGTTTAAGTCCACATTAAAACACGCACGGATATTCCAACTTTTGTGTGGGATTTTTCTTTTCAACCCTCATTTCGACCGAGCGACTTCTCCCAACTTTTCTGTTGGATTTCTGTTTTTTTACTTTTTTTCTTGTATAATCCTTGCACCCTCACAGACTGCGTTCCGGTGGTTTTCCCGAAATTTACAACATTGAATCTTGAAGTTTTTATCTCGCTCTGCATAATACCAATAGTTCCAGAATACGAAATATATTCTTCTATAATGAGGTTTCATATCCTGCAACATTGGTTGTAAACCGTGTAATCCTAAATCTTCATAAGCTGGGAATCCAACACCGCAATGCGCTGGAACAGGAATACCATATAAGGAACGGTACTGTTGTATTAAAGCATCTACTGTAAAGACAAATAAATCAATGTCTGTGGGACTATACGCTTTCTTGTAAGACTGATATTTTTCCTTTTTGCTCTCTATTGCCTTTTTGATAATATCAAGCGACGTTGGCTGTGAGCTCTGGAATGTCCACTCGTGCATAAGTGTATCACTTTTACCTTTACAAAGGGGCTTGTTCCAAGCGGCCTCTTCCTCTCTATATTCTGAGTTCACGGCAGAAACAACTTCGACCCCCAAAGAATGTTTCCTACAGTACAAATCCATACTGTGAGCAACACTGGAAGAAGATGCTTCTTGTATATCATGGAATTCGATATCTGCATATTCTTGGTAATTCTTTGAAGATAACGATAAATAATGGAGAAATGCCATTGCGAAACATTCTTCATATTTGGGAAACCTGATATACTGCGGAGCTATTACTCCAATATCTTCCGTGCGTTTTACTGCTTTTATCTGCCTGCAAAACAGGTTGTTCAAATCTTGATTTTCCATATTATCCTTCCTCGTGAGCGAATGGCAATATTCGTGTCGTCAACCGCTGCCTATATAAACAATTATGTGGGACTCAACGTGTGCCCCACATAAAACTTTGGGGGATACGTGGGATACTCTAAAGTTTTTTGTGGGATGGGCGTCGTTCAACACAAAAGAGCAATTTTATAGGCGAAAAAAACAGGAGAGGCAAAGCCCCTCCTGTTTGCTCTATTTAGATAACTCCGCCGTCAGAAGTGATGATGCAATAGCAGCCATCCTTGCTATAGCTGCCGCAATACTCGTTGCCGGCCTCATCAATCCAAACGGGATATTTTCGATTATCGCCCATACCGTAATGGACATCTGGCATTCTTCTCAGATTGCCAACGACAGTGAAGCCAACGCTTTTCGCATATTCCCTGACAGTCATAGTTACAGCCCCCTTATAGTCTGATTTTCTCTTGAACTTATTATAGCCCATGATTCCTTTGAGCGCAAGGTGGTTTTACCTTGACCTCGCCGCTTTTCCAGCACACTTATTTTTCGAAAAGCAGGAGGAGCTTCCGCCCCTCCTGTTGTGTTGAAAAATTAGTCTCGAAGGAAGTATGCCTTTCGGTCTGCCTCCTGCGAAGAAGGCTCTTCGCCTCGCACATAGACGGGGTAAAGCCTCCACCCGTTGTCCGCATAGGCATCGGGAACGATGACGCGCTCGGCGTCGAGGACTTCCACTTCCGCTGCGTCAAAGGTCTCGCAGGGGGTGATAGAGACAACTTCATGCTTGAGCAGGTCAACGACACACTCGGAGGAGCATTCGGTGCGCCCACCATCCCAAATAGACACATATCGCGCATCCACAAAATTGTCATTGGAAGCTGCGAACCGGTCCATATTGCTATCAATGAACTTCTGGACGAAAAATGCGAGGCACGCGGCGTACTGTGCGGCCTTCATGCATCCGCTCATGCTGTCATCCATCGTTCTGACGGAATAGATTTCCATACGCTCCCGTGTACCGGCCTTCTGAGACGGCATCCATCGCCCATCCAAAATGATGTCAGCGTAGTACCCTTCATTACTGCCATGAACGCAGTCAACATGGATGTCGAAGTTGGAATAGACCAACTCTTCATCTGCTGCAGTGGTACGGATGCTGGAAGCATTCCGCTCAAACTGATTCAGCAGATTGAGAACCTCATCATCAGCTCGCGCAACGCTCTTCATCATCTCCTTAGCACCGAAGACGCTTTCCTTGACGGTCAGGGGCTTGTGTTCGTTCTTTTTTCTCATGTTTTTCTCCTTTCTTGGTAAACATGGCAGGGGAGAGGGCTGGAAGCCAGCCCTCAACTCCATATCATATCGCACTTGTTGTCGGCACAATCCTGCAGGATAGCTTTGAAATCTCGAAACTTGGCGCAATCCTGACGACCTATATAGCCGTACAGGACATTGTCGTCGTAGTCGCCGATGATTTTCAGAAGCTCTTTACAGGCACCGTAACGAATGGAACCTCCACAGTCCGGCTGAAGCAGGAAGTCTACAACCTTGAAGCTGACCTTTTTCTCGGTAAGAAGCCGTTCGGTCTCAGCATCAAAGGCATTGTATGCCTGCCTGCGTTCCTCATCGCTCATGGAAAAAGCCTTCCGGAAGATGTCTTCCAGCTTGCGGTAGTGGGATGCCCAAGGGTCGCCAACGAGGTCTGAGACCTTGTTGCGGAGATTGAAAAAACCTCCGCCGCCAAGGTCGATAGACCGACCGGTCTTTCGGCAGCTTATCGTGACACCCATAGCTCAGTCCTCCTTCTCAGGCGCCGTCTCCAGCGCCAGCTTCGAGGGGCGCTTCTCCCAGTAGGCGGAACGCTCCGCAACAGCCATGTCGATGAGCCAGAACTCGTTCGGCTTCTCGAAATGCTCCGTAGAAAATCCCTCATTCAACATAATGTCGATAGACCACGGGCCGCTGAGACCCTGCACATTCTTCATATGCTCGGCCACCAGTGCTTCCACCTCGCCGCGATACTTCTCGAACTTCTCCTGCATCTCATCCCTCATCGCATCGAACACAATTCGGTCGGTACGGTCATAAAGGTGGGGATAGAGGTAGTCGTAGTCCCAGTAGTTCGCCGTGAAAATGACCTCGCGGGTGTCGAAGTCGTAGAACACGCGGAACTCAGTGCGGAAGGGAAGTCCGCCGTAGATACACGGAACCATTTTGCTCATATGTAGAATCCTGTCGCGGAACACGAACTCCGTGTCGCCGTAGGGACCCCACATCTTATTCGCATACTCACTGTACTGAATGCCGATGATGGCATCGGTCAGTGCATTGGGAGTAGGAGCCGGCATACAGGTACGCGCATCGAACTTGTTGGAGTACAGGCTGTTCTTTACGAACAGCAGATGTCCCTTCAGCGGAGAGGCGTTGAGAGTGGGGATGACAACATCATCGACCCACTTCTTGATGGCGGGATAGTCTTCCGGACGCTCCATATAGAAGTGTCTGTAGAAAGTCTTCTGACCTTCCTCATCCAGTTCTTTCGGCACCTTGATGATAACAGTCTCCGGCACGCGAATGCCACAGTCTTTTACCAGCGGCCACCAGAAAGAGAAGGCGTCCTGCTCCTCACGTTGGCTAAAAGCGCAGCTCTCGTAGCCGTTTTTGGCGTACTTATCGAGCCTTTTTGTGCCGAACAGCTTTTCTGCCATATTCGTTTTCTCCTTTCTGCATTTTACGCCACGTAAGCACTCACATCAACGCCGATGAGCCGACCAACTGCCAGAGCTGCGTCTTTGAAAGTTTGGTACTCTTCCGATGTGTCATACTCTGTAGCAGAGGTCTCGAAAACCGCCTCAGCCAGAATTCCGTTGAATTCGGGGCTGTTGATGGTTTCGTCGTCCCATCCGTACATCTCGCAGAGGGACTCTCGCTCACGACCATCGACGTCGTCGTTGAGGTAGACGAAGCCATGGGCGACGCGGAACAGGCTGGAACCGTACTGATTCACCTGCGCCAGTTCGAAAACGTTGGACGAGCCCCGTTCAGGAGCCTCGCGGCGGAACTGGACGCAATCGGGGTCCGTACAGACCCAGTTCTTCTTGATAGCCACCATTACTCGTCACCGCCCTTCTCGACGCCGCGAACGTGATAGTCCCGCATGACCTTCACCAGTTCTTGCAGCTTCGTCTTGACGGCTTCGCGGGCCTCGTCGGGCATACCACGATAATTCTCGGTCTCCTTAACATCGCTCAGGAGAGCGTCCACGCGATTCCCGAAGGTCTCGATGGGGTTGTAGGGAATCAACAGGATGCCCTCAGCGATGGGGATGATTTCAAAGGGGGAGCCCTCCTCACACCCCATGAGCTTGCGAATCTCGCGGGGGACGACGATGCGGCCAAGGTCATCGAAGCGCCGGACGGAACCGGTGCGGGTGGCCTCCTGTGCCTGAACTTTGATGCGTTTTTCCATAGAAATTCTCCTTTCTTTTACTCAGCGGGTATTTAAGATTTGATGTGTTTTCTCCACAAAACTTAGCTTTCAGGAAGGGATAAAAACCATGCCAACGTTCTTTGCGAGAAGCGCACACCTATTTGTTAAAACCCTTGCTCCTTTCGTAGAATTGTAATAGTTCGGTGTACCATTGTTCCGTCCTGATGAGCCCTGAAAGACCCCAACAGTCCCATCGAAATCCATCGCCGCACCCGGCATGATACGGGTCATGTCCTTGTACTGTGGCGAGTGGGGTCTTACGGTGAGCTGCGACACCGCAGGGTCGCCGTAAGCCTCGCGGAACTCCTCAAGACTATCGGACTTTTGCTCAATGGCCTTATGCCGGTTTGTTGCAACGACCTTGCCGTCCAGAAGGTACTTCCGGTCAACCATTTGGCGGATGCAGGATTGCCGGTCGTGCCGGCGGAACTGCTTCAGCTCAAAGGGTTCGACAGGTGTGGAAACCTCAATATCGGTATCCAAGATGGAACACGCGATACAGTAAGCGTCCGTATAATGTTCCTTCGGCACGTTCTTGGCGACGCGGAAGCCCTTTGTAGAGCGTCCGTCCGTGGCGTAGACATCGTAGCGAGTTTCGCTTCCAAGGTACTCCATGAGGTGTGGGATAATCTGATTCAGAACACTCAAGGCGTGGTACTTTTTGTTCACACCTTCCTTGCGCGTCACCAGCTTATCCGCCCACACCTTGTCCGTATGTACGAGGGCGTGGTGCTCACGGCACAAGCCACACCGATTTGCCAGTGTCTCGCTCCCACCTTTATGGCGGGGGATGACATGGTGGTAATGGTCGATAGGCTTCTTGCAGAACAGGCAATGCCCATCCTGCTGTGCGTACACCGCATCCTCCACGGAACCCAGCCCGTACAGCGGACCCTGCTGGTATTTCCACCTATGGATATTGGGATTATCCATTGCCATAAATGCGAAGCGGTTCAGTTCCACCACCACTTTTGTAATAGGCAAAAACTTTGCTACTTTCGCAATCAGGTTGATGTGGGTCTGCAGCAGATGGTTTGCTGTGGGTGTCAACCATCCCGCAGGGCGGCTGCGGTTATTGAACCGCGCCGCCTTGTTGCGGATGTAGTGACACACGACAGGCTTCTCATAACCGGGGAGCAATCTCTCAACGGAGCCCTCGGCGATGGTAGTTCCGGCAGCCCTCGCACGACGCTGGCGCTTGCGGCGCCGGTCCAACGTGCGATGCTGCCTACGGAAACCGGCACGCTTCTTCATCAAAAGAGGAATGTCCTTGTTGCGCGTCTCCAGATGTGCGGAGAACACGCACTGGCCGTCCTCCTTGACGACAGCAACGCCGATGTTCGTCCTGCCGGGGTCGATGCCAAGAATCAGG